TGTTTCTGTTGAGTTTTATGGGTTTGAAGACGTTTATAATATAAATGTAAAAAGTCATCATAACTTCGCTCTGTCAGCCGGGGTTATTGTTAAAAATTCCCATGAGTGGAGAGTCGCTGCATGCTATTCACAAGACCCTGTGATGTTAGACTATATCATCAATGGGGGAGACCCTCATAGAGACCAGGCCATTGAAATATTCAAGTTAACCCCCGCCCAGGTGGAAGGGAAACTTCGATATGAGGCTAAGTCTAACTTCATATTCGCCGAGTTATACGGTTCTTGGTGGAAGGCTTGTGGAGACAATATCTGGGCTGCCATTGCTGGTCTAAAGACAGCCGAGGGGGTTGATATCTATGACCACCTTGAGAACATGGGGATTCCAGATAAGATTAAGCCTGGTACAGTTTCCAAACACTTCCCCAAGGGCCTGACATATTTCCAAGCCCACATGAGGGAAGTTGAAGATAGGTTCTGGAAGAAATACGCTGGGTTGGATGCTTGGCGGCGGGAATGGTTGGAAAGATATGAACGTGATGGTACTGTACCGATGTTCCATGGTTTCCAACGCACTGGCCACCTTTCTCGTAACCAGATCTGGAACACTAGTATCCAAGGGACTGCTTTCCACCTGTTGCTTGAATCCTATAATGAGTTGGATAGGCTCCGTAAAGAGGAAGATTGGGAGAGTAAAATCGTGGGGCAAATCCACGACGAAATACGTTCCTCTGTTCACCCAGATGAATTGGAATACGTCCTCAAGTTACATCACTGGATTATGGGCTATTGGACAAGAGAGAAAAATCCTTGGGTAATAGTTCCTCTTGAAGTTGAGTTCAAACTCACAGAAGTGGACCAACCCTGGGCTACAGAGAAGAAAATCCCAATTCCGCTATAATAAACCAAAGGAGAAAGAAATGGCACAAGACCGTGAAGTGAAAGTAGGAGACCGAGTCAAGGACAGGCTTTCTGAAGTGGAAGGAATCGTCTGGGGAATTACGGAATATCTGGCCGGGTGTCGTCGTATTCACATTATCCAGAAAGGCCTCAAGCCAGACGGTACTGGCCACGAAACCTTCGCTGTTGATGAGGGGCTAGTGGACATCCTGGAAAGGGGAGTTATAGCGGCGGATAAGCCTCGAATAAAGAAAGAGACTGCCCCCACTGGTGGCCCCTCCTACCTGGATCCCACCAAGCCTTCTGTGAGGCACAAATGATTTTCACAGTCTGGAAAGTTAAACATGGGGTGGAAGACGGAACAAACTGGTTTTCCTATTCCTTACGTCACGGGGCTCGGGGTATTCCGGTTATACTAAACCACGACCAGTTCACCAATCTATTCACCAGAGTAGACCTGGAAGATATTCCAGAGGCCCCCAACACCATCACCATGAAGATTGAGACCACCATCCTACCGGAATAATTATGTCCGATTATCTTGATATCAAATACGACAAAATCATACGGAAAACGGAGTTGGCAATCCTGTTTGAAATAGGTGGTGAGGAACACTGGCTGCCCAAAAGTCAAATTGAAAATCCAGACCAGCTTGAAGATGATGGTGGTGATGTCTCTGTCCAATTCTGGCTGGTCGTGGAAAAGGGCCTGGAGGGTTACGCATCATGAGTGGAAATAAAAAAAGGAACTTGACAGTTGTCTCGCCACAGGACACGGTTGCGGCCAGGTTAATAATCACAGCCTACACAGATAGGCCACCAAATGTAGAATGCACTGGTCCCCTGGAAGTGGCTTTGAAACTGGCCGCCGCCGGGCTCCAGATACTTGGAAACATGGTGGGTAACCAGGCTTCCAAAGTAAATAACCCCGTGGAAGATAAGAAGAGAGAATTCCTGGGGCCGAGAGAGGGATAAACATGGACTATCAGAAAGACTTGGAAATCAACAAGAATCGGCTTGATTATGAGTTGCTTACTCAAGCCCAGAAGATGATGAAATACTCTTCTGAACACGCCCAGGCCCAGTATAATCGGGACAAGGCAAAACTGGCCAGAGACATTACTGAGGCCAACTTGGATGCTGCTATCCGGGCGGAATTTAACAATAAACAAATCAAGTTCACAGAGGCCGTGGTGAAAGGGAAGATCTTGACTTCCCCAACCTACATTGAGGCCCAAGAAAAGTGTCTGAAGGCCGAACATGAAGTTAACCTGTTACTGGGTGGTGTCATGGCCATGAACGCCAGGCGGCCCATGCTGGAAAGTCTGGTAAAGCTGTTTCTCAATAGTTACTGGTCAGAGCCCAGAGTGGCTGGCGGCCAGGATATGAGAGCCCAGGCCACCCAAAAGGCCACAGAAGATGCTGTCTTAAGGAATGCAGAAGAAGGGCTTCCTCCTTCTGGTGGAGAACCCACGACAGCACCAAGTCAACCCCCTACGCCAGTTCAAAGACCCTTGGCCAGGCCCATGCCACAAATACCGCCGAAAAAGGCATAACCATGTTTGATTTCGTTGTTCAACCATTAGCTTGGATAGCAGCCATACTTCTTGGTCTACTATTCTGGTGGATCGTGATTAGGCTCGCATTTCGGGCTTATTACAGATCAAAACTTGAATACTACAAAGAGTTCCTTAAAAGGAGGAAACAAGATGAGCGGCCCGACTCCGAGTAATTATGATTATTCACAGTACACCCAAGATGCTGAGACCACTGCCCACGAGTCTTATCGAATAAAAGACGGGGCTGGTGGCACAGGGGTCTTCATCCCAGAAATGATCCAAGATGTCAAACGATTCCAACCCAGCATCGGAGAAAAGGTCATTGACATTATCATGGCCCCCTGCGGCTCCAAGCACCCCCTGGTGGTGAAGGGAAAATTACAACAGGGTCAAATGACCTACATCACATGGACATTCATTCACAAGGGGGTCGGAAACGACTGGTGGGTTTGTCTGGCCCGGACCTTCAACCAGCCCTGTCCCATCTGTGAATATCGCAACCGGCTCAAAGCGGACCCCGATGTCCCTGATGATACTGTCAAAATGTATGGTTCCGGTAAGTTCGCCACTGGAATCTACAAGATCATTCACCACTCAAATCCCCAGAGCCTTACCTGGCAAGAGCCTGTGATGGTCTGGGACATCAACTACAGTTTCATGGAAAGCACCCTCCAAAGCATGGCGAAACAGCCCATGGCCAGTGAAGACGCTCCCACTGGTTACATCAACTATATGTGGCCTACGGCCGGAGCCCAGGGTGGAAGACATATCAAGTTCGAAGTAAAGGCCAAAGGCCAATACTTTGACTACGATGGGCATCTGTTCATCAAACGCCAGAATCCGGTGCCTCCCCATATCATGGAAGCCGCCAAGGCCATGCCTCCGTTGGATGAAATGGTACGCATCCCATCCTATACGGAAATGAAAGACGCCCTGGAAGTCAGTCTGAACCAGCCTATCGGCGGCGAACCCACTGGTGAAACCTACGGTGAAACCTACGGTGGAATCGGTGGAATGACTCCTGGTTATGAAGAAACCTCCTTTGGTACCCCGGCTGGGGCTAACCCAGTTCCTTTCGGAACCCCCGAAGATAAGTGCCCCTTTGCTGAGTATGAAGGGATACTTGGTGTTACCTTTGATAACTGGACAGAGTGTGGTTCCTGTGCGTTACGGGCGAAGTGCCAAGAAATGTTTCAGGCAGCCCAGAAACCAGCACCAGCCCCTCCAACGGCAAAGGTTCCCCCAACAGCAAAGGCCCCAGCCCCTACGATGTCAGGAACAACCCCACCGACCATGGCTCCCCTCGCCAGGCCCCCTCGGCCGAATAAGGCATAACCATGGCTAAGAAGTTAACAGATCAAATCAAGGAGGCGGCGGCAGCGCCGCCTCAACTCCATGAAAAACCCATCCACTTCGACCAGGTGGTCTCCACTGGTAGTACCTTACTCGACCTATCCATCAGTGGTGGAGTCACTCCGTATGGGGGCCTACCTGGCCGGATTATCGTTCAAATATACGGGCGGAACAGTTCTGGTAAAACTACCTTCATGGCAGAAGTATTGGGTTCTGTCCAACGGGCTGGGGGTGCTCACCGAGTGCGTGACCCCGAGGCCCGGCTAAATGCTGCCTACTGCCAAACCTTTGGCATAAAGATAAATCAGGAGGATATTGAACGCACCGGAACTGTTACAGATATGTTTGAGGGGTTAATAGGCCCCCTGGAAAAGGTAGACAAGAAAATCCAGCGCAATACAGGTAAAGCCTGGACTCCCGACCCCAAGAAAATCAACATCTATGCCGTGGACTCTCTGGCAGCCCTGGCCTCTAAGATGGAAATGGAACAGGGTGACAAGCTGGGCCAAAAAAGGGCCAAGGATTTTACTGAGGGCTTCAGAGAGATCTCTGACCATATCTATTTCCACAATATTCTAATGTTCTGCACTGACCAGGTTAGAGATAAAGGCACAGACTTCCGAGGGAATGCTATCCAAGACACCTCTGGTGGAAACGCTGTTGGATTTTACGCCAGCTTGCGGATCCATATCAAAAAGACTGGTGACATCATTCAGGAGGTATTCCTCCCAGGGATGGTGGATTCCAAAGGAAAACCCAAAGGGAAGAAAGAAGTAATTGGGATTGAGGGGGAACTCTACATCAGGAAGTCCTCGGTGGACAGGCCCTTTCGCCGGGTGCCTTTCCGGCTGCTGTTCAATTATGGTATCGATGATATTGGTGCCAATCTCCTCTGGCTCAAAGAACATGGGGCCATGGCCGAACACCCCACAGACCCCAATAAAAAAGCAGGGTATGTGGTGGGAAATAAGAACTTTATTTCCCTATCTGGGGCAATTTCCTACGTCGAAGAAAACAACTTTGAACAGGATATCAAAGACTGGGTGGTGGAGGTGTGGAACCAGATTGAAGAACAGTTGAAGCCCAAGAGAAAGGAGAAAATTCGGTGACCAAAACTAAAACACGTCACGCCACCAGCCGCAGCGCTGCCCAGGATCTCCAGAAAGAGGCTTGCAAACTCTTCTCCATTATTACTGGAGTCCCCTGGGGCAGCAGCCGGGATGACAATGCCGAGATCAAGCCCCGGCAATCAGGACAAGCCGGGGTTGATGTGGTTATCTCGACCAGGGTACAGACCATGCTGGCCGAGGTAGGCTTCCCCTGTGCCTGTGAGTGCAAGAACCAGAAGATCTGGGACTTGCAGAGGGCCATCAAGCAGGCCAGGGCCAATGCCAAGAGTGATGACTGGATCCTGATCATGAAACGCCGTTCCAAGTTCAAGGAGGAGCGGATAGACCCGGTGGTGGTTCTGGATCTAGAAGCCTTCAAGATGTTGGTCAAAAGATTGGCTTTCATCTTCGACACCAAGGAGGAGGAATAAGCCATGGCCTATGAAGAAGAAATAAGAAACCTGGCAATCGAGCTCGAGAATATCGAAACCCGGCTGAACAAGGTGATCCGGGCTGGGGCCGAGCTTGGGCTCATCTTCCACCACGACAAGATCGATGTTGCAACCATGGGCCAGGCCCCTCCGGTCTGGAACTTCAATTTCGAGTTTCGGAGGAGGGTGGACGCATGATAAAGAGTCTGCATTTGACCAACTTTCTCAGCCATCAGGATACCATCCTTGAGTTTCATCCAGGAGTAAACGTACTTGTGGGTCCCAGTGATTCAGGAAAAACCAGTATCATCCGGGCTCTTCGTTGGGTGGCTGAAAACAGACCAGCCGGAGATGAGTTTCGGAG